CGACATGACTGCGGGTAATTCTGTGACGCGACCAGGTAAGAGGCGCTCGTTTCAGAGTTCAAGAACCGAGGCTGTAGCAAAAGAGTCTACACGTTTCGAGAAGAATCAAATTCATGGGGGTCGTAAAGACTCATTAAACCGAGGTTGATATGGACAGTAAGTTTATAGATGAGATTTTGAAGGCAAGCGGTTCACGCCGCGAGTCAGTGCTGGCAGTTCTGGAGAAGCATGGTGCTTTATCTTCAGATGCAGAGCCAGCGAAGAAAACAAAAAAGGCTAAAGCCAAAGAGTAATCTTATGAAACAACTTGTAAACGCTCTGCAAGCGATGATCGTTGAGAGTCAGGCTGCGACGACTGAAACAAGTTCGCAGCGTGAAATCAACCATCGCATGTACTCGCTGCAACCGATAGGTAACGAGATCCCTGGACGAAGTCAGTATGTCTCGCCTGATGTTCTTGATTCCGTTGAAAGCAAAAAAGCGTTATTTGCTGAGACATTTTTCTCGGGCAGGCAGGTTGTGCGGTTCGCTGGAGAAGACAAACAGGAGTCTGAGAAGAAGACTGCTTACGTCGAGATGCAGCTAGACTGCAACAATGTTTACCAGTTGTTTCGCGACGGTTGGCATGATGCGTTTGTTGCAAAAAAAATGACCGTGGTCGCTGAGTGGCTGGATGATACGGAGGATGTTGTAGTAAACCTGCAGAACGCATCACAGATGGGTGTTATGCAGATAATCTCCGAGTTGTCAAAGGATAACGGCGAGGTGATTAATGTTGACGTTTCAAAACTTCAGCAGGTTGGTCAGGATGCGACCGGCGTACTTTCCAGTGGCAGGATGGTTGTCCAATTTGATCGCGGGAAGGTTGATTTAACACTCGTTCAACCAGAGCGATGTTACCGCGACCCAGCGGCGACCTACGTCACAGATGGGCAGTGGTTTACCTACGAGCTGGAAATCGCTAAGGGTGATCTTATCAAGCGTGGCGTTAGCGAGGATCAGGTAGACAAGCTGACGAATGAGTACAGGTTCGGTCAGGGTGACGAGGACAATGCGCGTAAGGCGCATGACTCTAGTTGGTCGCGTGGGCGGCAGGCTAAACGTGCAGACGAGCAGACGCTTGTAACAGCATACGTGACCTATGCATGGCTTGACATGGACGACTATGGCGAGGAGTACCAGACCGAAGAGTACGAGGAAAGTTACGGGCTTTACAAAATCATGTGGGCTAACGGCGAGTGCCTTGAAGACGAAAACGGCAAGATGCTTATCGAGGAGGTATCCGAGATCCCCGTTTTTGAATGGACCGAGTATAAAATATCTCACGCCGAGACTGGGATGTCTGACGCCGACCTCACCAGCCACACGCAGAAGGTCCAGAGCACGTTAAAGCGGTTGATCATAGACAACCAGCAGATGCGTAACACGACACGCTACGAGGCCACGGTTGGCTCTGTGAAGAACCCCAGAGAGTTGATTGACAATAACATTGGTGGGACGGTATGGACTCAACGACCCGGCTCTATCGTTCCTCTGGCGACCCCTGAGCTATCGCCCCTATCGTTGGCAATTGTGCAGATGCTGGATCAGGACAAGGATTCTAGGTCGGGCGTGTCGGCCCTGAGCAAGGGACTGAACATGGGCGCGGTCAATAATCAGAATGCGTCTGACATGATCGAGAGGCTGACCAATTCGGGCCAGAGGAGGGTCATTAGGGCCGCGAGAGACTTCGCGCAGACGTTTATGATCCCGTTGTGCCAGTACATCTACAAGCTGGGCGCTAGGAATGATCAGCGAACCCACAGCCGCGAGGTTGCAGGTAAGTACGAACTTATAAAACCGGCTGCATGGCCCGACATGGATGTTGACATGGACATCTCTGTCGCCCTGACACCGGACGAGCGTGAGCGGCATGGACAGGCTCTGCTGGCGCTTTATCAATTCCAGATGCAAGACCCTGACCTCAAGCTAGGGTTCGGTTACGCGCAGAAACACGCGCTTTTAGAGGATATATACGACTGTTTGGGTGTACCTGACTCCAGCACCTACCTGTTGCGACCTGACGCTCCTGAGTACGCTAAAAAGCAACAGTTTCAGGCCAAACAGATGCAGGACCACCAGAAGCAACAACAGATGCAACAACAGATGCAGCAAGCAGCAGCGCAGAAGCAGCAACAACTTGAGATGGACCGCTACCAGTTCGATCAGTGGCTGAGAAAATCGGAGGATGGTCGCTCCTGGGCTGAATTAGAAATTGCAAAAGCAAAGGCTGAAGTCGATGCAAGGGATACGGTCGCTGACAACATCAGGGCTGACGAGAAATTATCATGGGAGATTGCAAAGGGGACCGCTGAGATAAACCTAGAGGATCGTCAAGAGAGGGCCGTAAACATTGATTAGAGAAAAGTTATCCAAGTTGCCTGATCCAACAAAGATCGACAACCCCGTACTGCGTCGAGTAATCGAGAGGAGATTAGAAAATGACCCAGCAACCAAAGAGCGGCGAAAGAAAGAGTTCGCGAAATCTTACTTACGAACCAGAGCCGCTATCGAAGCAGGAACTGATACAGCAGGGGGAGGCGGCGGCACAGATGCTGAACAACCCAGTGTACAACCTGAGTCACAGATCGACGGTCGTCGCAATTCAGGACGAGTGGATGCAGACAAGCCCCCACGAAAAAGAAAAAAGGGAGGGGTTATATCAGGAAATGAGGGCGCTCAGTCGAGTCTCGCTGGTCTTCATGGAGATGGTCAACGAGGCGACAGCATTAAGCGACGAGGATCTAAATCAAGAGCGTAGCAACGAACTGTATCAATAACAGTATTCCAGACACATCAAGAGGAGTGTAAGATGTCAGAGCAACAATCGGAACAAGCCCCCAGCGGGAATTCTGAAAAAAGTTTTTTTGAAAAGAAACGCGAGGCTTTAGCTAACGAGCGTGGTGTCATCAATGACGAGCCACCGCTAATCCCCGAAACAGTCGAACTCGGTCAATTTGACGAGGACGCGCACCAACCTGATTCTCAATTGGTTGATGACCCCGAAGACCAGACGGTTGACGAGGCACCAGACGACCAACTTGACGACACAGAAGTGGACCTTGACGACGATGCCGAGGGTGCAGAAGTTCTGAGTGAAGACGCAGAACACTGGAAGGCACAGGCTGAAGAAGCCGAGAACCTGCGAAGTGAGATGCAGGGAGATTACACCCGAAAAACGCAAGTCCTAGCACAACAACGTAAGCAACTTGAATCTGACGCAGCATTGAATGCTGGGGTTCTCCAGACCTACGTCAACAACGCGGACCAATACTTGTCTCGTTGGCAAAACGTAAACTGGCAACAACTTCAGCAGACATTAGATCCGGCACAATACCAACAGAGAGTCTCTGAGTATCGACAGGCGGTGGCGTTAAAAGACAAGGCATTGGGTCAGCATCAGGGATTCGTTAGTCAGGCATCAGAGATGCTTGAACGGCAGAAGACTGATGAGGCTAACCTATCGAGAGATATCCTGAAAGGGACGATACCGGGTTGGGGCAATGAGCTATACGGGCAGTTGGCAGAACATGCGACCAAGGAACTGGAACTCACTTCGGACGAGTTTAGCGACATCACCGATCACCGAATCATTCGGCTGATTTATAAAGACTTCGCTAGTCGCGATCCAAAGAGACTCCAGAATATTCGTAAGAAAAGTTCGCGCACCAAATCTCAGACTCGCAACGTACAACGGCGTAGCTCCGAGGGTAAGTTTCAGTCAGCGAAGCAAGACCACCAGAGTAGACCTGGTGACCGCAACGCTTCTGTCAATTACTTCAGAGAGAAACTCCAACGAGAACGGGAAGGTGGGCAAAATCGGAGATAAAAGCTCATGGCTTTCGGAACATATACACAGTTAAGACAGAAGGAAGATGTTGAAGATAGCATCTATGTAATTTCACCCGTTGATAACCCCGTTGCTAGTATGTCACGCACACTTCGTGCGACAGGCAAGCTGCACGAATGGACCAGCGATGTACTGCAGGCGGCAGGTGTTAACGCTGCCGTTGAGGGGGCTGACGCTCCTGCTGACAGTTCAGCCGCAGTGACCGAGTTGCAAAACTATTGTCAGATCATGACAAAGTCAGCGCAAATCACTGGGACACTCGAAACCGTAGATAAGTACGGCCGGGACTCAGAAATGGCCTACCAACTTGAGCTTCGTTACGGCGAGATGGCCAACGACGAAGAAATGGCGATTGTCGGCGCACCAGGCGGTGCTCGTCAGACTGCTACCGCTGGTTCAGCAGTTGCTGCACGTAAGATGGCGTCACTACAGAGTCAGCTTGACGCTAGTGTGATCAAGTACGCTACTGCTAACCGTTTGGTTGGTGGTGTGGCTATCACAACAGTGGCGCAGCTTGAGCAGTGTTTGCTTGATGCTCATCTGGCAACGTATGAGGCGGGTGGTAACCCATCCTACTTGTTTACGAATCCGGCTACCGCTGGTTACATCAGTTCATTCGCCTACCAGTCTGGTCGGTCGCGTGATCTGCGTAACGAGAAGACTTTCATGAATGTCATTGACCTTTATGTAAGTTACTACGGAGAGTTGGACGTAGTTCTCGACAGAAACCAGGACGTTACAACGAACTGCTACCTGTTGTTGGACTTTGACTATCTCGCGACACCAGTGCTGCGGCCTACGGTTGATTACCCAACCGCCAAGACCGGCGATGCTGAGAGTCGTCAGATAATTCGTGAGTCAACCTTTGCTGTCTTGAACACCAAGGCGCATGCGATGGTAGACGCGATCCCAGCGGGTTTGACATAAGCCTGAATTGAGGGGGTGGAAACGCCCCCCTTTTTTAATTTGTTGGAGTATGTATGGGAGTTCGGCTCACTAAATCTGTTGGGGATTACTGTCGTGGTTTCGCGACTGAGGACGGTAAAAATTACAGGGTTGAGCGGCAAGAGACTGCGCCGACACTTGACCACGTTAGATTCCTGAATGATAAGGTTAACTCTGCGCCCAAGTCTGGGAACCAGAATGAGTGGTCCTACATTGGATCCATCCCAAAACTGGTGCTGTCAGATTGGCTCAAGAAGAATCACTACACTTGGGATCAGTACGCTAGGAACGAAGATTTCGCTAAGGAAAAGTTCCTCAAGTGGATGCGTTCAGAGGCGCCTAAGTTGCTTGCGCCAAAGAAGAAGGCATCACAAATATTAATGCCGAGGTAACACGATGGCTATCGTTTCAGACATTGGCACGTTAAAAGCGGAAATAGCGGCGTACCTTTACGACAGGACCGACCTAACCTCTCAGATACCTAACTTTATCAGCATGGCGCAGAAGCGTCTTTTTAGGGTGCTTCAGTGCCGAGAGAATGAGGTTCAGATTGCTGGCGCTATCTCGGGAAACGCGTACACGGTACCGGCTAACTATAAGTCGTTGCGATATCTGCTGGTAAATGATACCCCGCTAGACAGCATCACAGAGCGTGAGTTAAGGACTCGGCTAAAAGACAGGCCCGCAGAGGGCCAACCTGATGCGTTCTCAAGGATTCAGACCCAGTGGCTGTTTCATCCTCCTGCTGATGCGGCCTACTCGATTGATTTGTACTACTACG